CTTTTTCTAAAAAACTAGATTACAAAGATAAAAGATTTAAATTTGTTTTATTTGGGAGATGGGACTACAGAAAATCTACTAAAGAAATTATAGAGACTTTTCTTAAAGAATTTGACCCATCCGAACCTATAGACTTAATTATATCAGTTGATAACCCCTTCTCAGGCGATAATCACGGCACTACAGAAAAACGTTTAGAACACAATGGGCTTGTTGATAAAAGAATAAAAATTAAACATTTTCCCTCAAGAGAAGATTATATTACTTATTTAAAAAATGGTCATGTATTTGTATCCTGTGCTAGAAGTGAGGGATGGAATTTACCCTTAATTGAGGCTATGGCTTGTGGTACTCCTTCAATCTATTCAGCATGTAGTGGTCAAATGGAATTTGCTGAAGGAAAGGGTCTTCCTGTAAAGATATTAGGAGAAAAACCCGTAATGGATGCTGATTATAACCATTTTAATTCTTCAGTAGGTAATTACTATGAACCCGATTTCCAAGACTTAGCACGTGTAATGAGAGACGCTTTTGAAAACTACACAGACCATAAAAAACGGGCTTTAGAAGAAGCAAAACTAATCCATCGAGATTTTAATTGGGATAAGGTAGCAGAAATAGGCATAGATACCTTAAAAGATTTTAAAACTAAAAAGCTTAAAAACGAAATTCTCCTTGACTTTACAGATGGAGCAAAGTGTGAAATTCTAGGCCCCCTAAATCAAGATTACCAAATTAAATTTTATAATGATATTAATAATAAGTTAATCCATGAGGGTATTATTACCAATAATATGTGGACTTCCCCCAATTATAAATCTTTTATAAAATGGAGAGTAGAAATTTGGGAAAACGATACTAAAATTCATGAGCATATTTTCGATCTAGCTGATAAAAAAGTTTACATACACTTAGATAGTAAATCTATAGGTGACACCATTGCATGGTTCCCTTATGTAGAAGAATTTAGAAAAAAACATAACTGCAAAGTCACTTGCTCTACATTCCATAACGATTGGTTCCAGTCAAAATATCCCCAAATAGAATTTGTATCCCCTGGCACCCCTGTAGGAGATTTACATACTTCTTATGGAATAGGGTGGTATTATGAAAATGATAAAATTAATACTTCTTATCACCCCCATAATATTAAAACCCAACCTCTTCAAAAAACATCATCTGATATTTTAGGACTAGAATATAAAGAAATTATACCTAGATTTAAATCTCCCAATATTTCCCCCATAAAAGAAAAATACGTAACTATTGCTATCCAATCTACATCACAATGCAAATATTGGAATTATCCTGGGGGTTGGGAACAAATTGTAAAGCATCTACAAAACAAAGGATATAAAGTAATAGCAGTAGACCAACATAAAAATTTTGGAATTAAAAATTTTATGAATAGTTCCCCTCAATGTGATTACCACTTCCACAACAAACCCCTAGATGAAGTAATGTCTATAATTAGTGGGGCAGAATTCCATGTTAGTATTAGTTCTGGTCTTTCCTGGATAGCATGGGCTCTAAACATCCCTACAGTTTTAATCTCTTCATTTACCCACCCAAATCATTGTGAGTTCAAATCAAACACCACCCGAATATACAATGACACCTCCCCTTCAGGATATTTTAGCACCCATAGAATGGATGTTTCAAATTGGAATTGGTATCCCTTCCAAAAAATAAATTTAATGGAAGATTGGTATAAAATAGAGACTATTACTCCTGACTTGGTAATTGAAGGAATCGATCGTATCTTGTGATGTGTTTTGGCTCATAGAAAATAACAAACAACTAAACGAATTTAAAGAAAAGGGATTTAAACGAGTATTCGTTGAACCCCTTTTCTCTAATGACAATCAACACCCCTTTTTAAGGGGTATAGTAGGATTCTATATTAGAGAAATTAATCATAGAAAAGGTTTTATTCTTAATATAAATCATAGTGAAGCTACTTCATGTGACTCATCTAAAGTATACGAATTATTAGGAGGATTTAAAGAAATATTTGTAAGAGATAGAAAGGAATTTCTCCATATAGTACCTTTAAAGCAGCTTAGCGACATACATTTCATATCTCCTACAGATATACCCGACTCGTTCCCGTGCCACGATTTCTTCTATAACAAATACCCCCACATAGCCAACATAGGTAGCATCATACCGATAGTAAAGCATTATGAACGCTGTGAAACGCTATACAACGCTGTTAAACATGTGTTCGCTATGGATAAACCACCGCACTTTGAGTTTTACAACCACAAGGCGACAAATGTATTCTATTGGATTGAAGCAGAAGGAATTAGAGTTGATCCTAAACTCTTTGAAGAACATTTTGGTGTAGAACGAGATTGGACTTACTCCCAGTTTAACCTAAAAACGACAACTACGAGACCTTCAAACTCATTTGGGGGAATTAATTATGCTGCTTTAGATAAAAAATCGGGTTGTAGAGATGCGTTTATTCCCGATAATGATTTCTTAATGGAGATCGACATTAGTGCTTACCACCCTACACTAGCGGCACAATTAGTAGATTATGAATTCGAACACGAGGACATACACCAAGCGTTTGCTGATATGTACGGAGTAGATTATAAGAAAGCTAAAGAACTAACGTTCAAACAGCTGTACGGAGGAGTATTTGATAACTACAAAGACTTAGAATTCTTTAAGCGAGTAGGAAAATATATAGATGATATAAGTAGGAAAGAAGAAGTTGTCTGTAAGTCTGGATACGTCTTTAAAACGGATATGAAGAAGGAGAAACTGTTTAATTACATACTTCAAAATACGGAAACGTATTATAATGTTCTTATTTTAGAGAAAATTATATCTATATTAAAGAATAAAAATACCCGTATAGTTCACTACACATACGATTCATTTCTTTTAGATGTGGATAAATCCGAGAAAGAGGCAATAGAGTGTATTTTGGACACGTTCAAAGAATTTAAATTTAATACAAAAGTTGACGCAGGTAGCACCTATGGTTCTTTAGGGAGGGTATAATATTTATATACATGAATAACAAGCTATTTTGCACCTTTACTACATTAGAGGAGTTGGAGAAAACGCTAGTGGAGGTGAAATCTAGCTACGACATTCTTTATAAGAAAATTTTTGTGCTCCATATAAAAAGTAATGACGAGTATGTCTGTACTTATAATGTAGAACCTTCTAGTATAGAAGCAATTTTACCCAACACTATTTTAGTACATAGAAAAAAAGAGTCCAATACTCTTTACACAATAAATGCTCTAAATGAGCTAATAAAACTGTTAAATGGAGGAGTAGTAGATGTACGATATAAAGTCAATTGGCAACATTATCGCAATACAATTTTACTCACCCAGCACAACGAGTTGAATCAATTAAAGACAAAAATTCATCAAATTATTGAACTATAATTTGGTATTTTGAGTTAGCGTTCGTATATTTACGCAATAAGTTACATTTTTAAAATTTTAGTTACACATGGATTTAAATGCAATTCGCAGTAAGCTGAACTCCTTGCAGCAAACAAACAAGGGAGACGGAAACAACAGCAAGAGCTTGTTTTGGAAACCAAGTATTGGTAAACAAACAGTTCGTATTGTTCCCAACAAATTTAATAAGTCTAATCCTTTTACGGAAGTATACTTCCATTATGGGATTGGAGAACGTACAATGATTTCACCAATTAATTTTGATGAAAAGGACCCAATCGTAGAGTTTGCGAAACAACTTCGTACAACAAGCGATAAGGAAAACTGGCGTTTGGCTAAGAAGCTTGACCCCAAAATGCGTGTTTTCGTTCCCGTAGTTGTTCGGGGGGAGGAAGACCAAGGTGTTAAGCTTTGGCAGTTCGGTAAGAATACTTACCTAGAATTCCTTTCACTAGCTGATGATGAAGATATTGGTGATTATACTGACATCCATCAAGGACGAGACATTACAGTAGATACTGTAGGCCCTGATGTTACAGGTACCGCTTATAACAAGTCTTCGGTTCGTGTTAAAACGAAGCAAACACCACTTGGCGAGCCTGACCAAATCCAGAAATGGTTAGAGGATCAAGCAAATCCAACTGAAGTCTTCAAGCGTCACTCATTTGAAGATATGAAGAGTAATCTTCAAACATTCCTAGCTCCTGAAGAAGAAACTACTAACGAAGGAAGCTCTAGCGATCTCCCTTTTGATAAAGGGGGGTCTCAAAACAATTACACTGCAAAGGCCCCCCTTAAAGAGACAAAAGTTGATAAATTTGACGAATTATTCAGCTAATGCCTAGAGGAAAGAAAGCATCACTAACAGCTGCAGTCTCCCAGGAATTGAAGTCAAACTTCGATCTTGGAAAGTTTAAAGAGAAGAAAATGCTTAACTCAAATGTTAAGTTTAAAGACCAACAATGGATTCCTCTCTCACAAGCATTCCAAGACGTAACTTCAATTCCTGGGATTCCTCAAGGACATATTGTCCTATTAAGAGGACACTCGGACACAGGTAAGACAACGGCTTTAATTGAAACAGCCGTAGCTGCTCAAAAACGTAAAATTCTTCCAGTATTTATTATTACTGAGATGAAATGGAGTTGGGAACATGCTCAACAAATGGGATTAGAATTAGATACTGAAGTCGATGAAGAGACTGGTGAAATTCTAAATTACAGTGGTCAGTTCATTTATGTGGATAGAGAAACTATTAATTCTATTGAAGACGTAGCCGCATTTATTTTAGATTTATTAGACGAACAGAAAAAAGGTGATTTACCTTATGATTTGTTATTTTTATGGGATTCAATTGGTTCAGTACCTTGCGAAATGTCCATTAAGTCTAATAAAAACAATAATGAGTGGAATGCGGGTGCGATGTCTACACAGTTTGGTAACAACGTAAATCAACGTATTACTCTTTCACGTAAAGAAAGTAGCCCTTATACTAATACTTTAGTTTGTATCAATAAGGTTTGGACTGCAAAGGCAGAATCGCCTATGGGTCAACCCAAATTGATGAACAAGGGTGGATATGCTATGTGGTTTGATTCAACATTTGTAGTAACATTTGGTAATATTATGAATGCAGGTACCTCTAAAATTAAAGCAATTAAAGATGGTAAGCAGGTAGAATTTGCTAAACGCACTAACCTACAGATTGATAAAAACCACATTAATGGAGTTACTACACGAGGTAAAATTGTTATGACACCACACGGGTTTATTAACGATGATGATAAAGAAATCAAACAATATAAAACTGACCATTCTCAAGCGTGGGTTAAGATTTTAGGAGGTACTGATTTTGATATTATATCTGAAGACCAAGAAATACAAGATATTTCACACTTCGAAAAAGAACCTGAATAATGATTAAAAAAGATTACTTAAAGATGCTCAATAACATTGAGCAAGGGGAAAGTTCTGCCAAACCCGGGCAACACGATAGAGTTATTTTCATAGATGGTCTCAATTTATTTTTGAGAAACTTTGCCGTACTAAATTTTATAAACGGGAGCGGTAACCACATAGGAGGCTTAGCAGGCTTTCTCCGTTCTTTAGGTGCTCTTATAAATCAAATCCAACCAACTGCCATGTACGTTGTATTCGATGGGGTAGGTGCCTCCACTAATAGGAGGTACCTACTTCCCGAATATAAATCTGGAAGACATACTAATCGTATTACTAATTGGGATGCCTTTGATAATATTGACGAGGAAAATGATTCTAAAGTAGACCAAATCACAAGGCTTATCCAATACTTAAAATGCTTACCTATTAAAACTGTTTCTATTGACAAATTAGAAGCAGACGATATTATAGCATATATGGCTAAGGATATGTCTAAAAGATTTGATTCAAAATCATATATTGTTTCTAGTGATAGGGATTTCCTCCAATTAGTAGATAAAAACATTACAGTCTATCGCCCTATAGAAAGAGAATTTTATGATGTGGCTACTGTGAAAGAAAAATTTGGGATTGTTCCTGAAAATTTTATTCATTATAAAGTTCTACTAGGAGATGCCTCAGATAAAGTACCAGGTATTAAAGGATTGGGTAAAAAAGGAGTGCTTAAAAGATTCCCTGAATTAGCAGAAGGCGTAATGCCGTTTGATAGGTTATATGATTTAAGTGTAGAACGCTTAAAAGATAGTGTAGTATTTGCCAGAGTAGTTCATGATTGGGAAAGATTAATTAATACTAAAAAAATTATGGATTTAGAAGCCCCCATGGTCTCAGATGAAGAAAAGGAATATCTTTCTCAATTACCATTGGAACCGCTTAATGAACTTCGTATCTTGGAATTCATGAGTTTATACAGTGAAGATGGGTTAAACCATCATATTAAAAATACAGAGTTTTGGTTAAAGGATACATTTACACGATTAACACATTAAAGTTTTGACTCTCAACTCTCTTTCCACATACGGCACAGCCTTTCAAATAAAGGTTTTATCTTCACTCCTTACGCATAAGGAGTTTCTCCAACAAATGCATGATGTATTGAGTGAAGAATATTTTGACAATCAAGCACATAAATGGGTTGTTAAACATATTTTAGATTACTACGAACAATACAATACTACTCCTACAATGGAAGTATTGAAAGTAGAAATGAAAAAAGTTGAAAATGAAGTATTACAACTCTCAATTAAAGAACAACTTCGTGAGGCTTACCAATCCTCAACAGCGGATTTAGAGTATATTGAAAAGGAATTTTCTTCATTTTGTAAAAATCAACAACTTAAAAAAGCCCTCCTTAATAGTGTAGATTTACTTAACTCGGGTGATTTTGAATCTATTAGAGGACTTATTGATAATGCTTTAAAAGCAGGTAATGATAAAAACATAGGACATGAATATCTTAAAGACACTGAAGCTCGTTATAGAGAAGATGCTAGAAAAGTTGTCCCTACTCCTTGGGAAAAATTTAATGAATTTATGCAGGGGGGTCTTGGTAACGGAGATTTTGGTCTTATATTTGGTAATCCTGGAGGAGGTAAGTCATGGACTTTGGTTGCTCTTGGTGGGTACGCCGTGAAAATGGGTTATAATGTACTGCATTATACTTTAGAACTTGGCGAAGATTATGTAGGGCGACGCTACGATGCATTCTTCACAGGTAAGCCGGTAGATACGCTATCTAAACATAGGGCTAGAATTGATGAAGTAGTAGAACAACTCCCAGGCCAACTTATTATTAAAGAGTTCTCACCTGGAATGGCCACAGTTAATACTCTTCGATCGCATATTCAAAAGTGTCAAGATTTAGAATTTGCACCTGATTTAATTCTTATTGACTATGTTGACTTACTTTCATCTAAAAAACGAGTTAGTGATAGAAAAGGAGAAATAGACGATATTTATCTAAGCACTAAAGGGCTCGCTAAAGAATTACAGTTACCAGTTTGGTCTGTTTCTCAAGTAAATCGAGCTGGAGCAAAAGATGATGTAATTGAGGGTGATAAAGCTGCCGGTAGCTATGACAAAATGATGGTTACCGACATTGCTATATCTCTTTCACGTAAAAAGGAGGATAAAGTAAATGGAACAGGAAGATTTCACATTATGAAAAACAGATACGGAATGGATGGAATGACATTTTCAGTGGTAGCAGATACTTCTACAGGACATTTTGAAGTCTCAGACCACCACTTTGATGATAGCGATGCACCCGCCCCTGTTCAACAACTCCCAAATACAAATCTTAATACTCTAGATCGAGACGCATTAGCGCAACAGTTTTTTTCACTAAACACCTAAAATTTAATAATGTCTCAAAAGAACATAAAAGAGGAAAGAATCGTCTACAAACCTTTCGAATATCCCGAAGCAGCCGATTATTGGCTTAAACAACACCAAGCACATTGGATTCATACTGAAGTCCCAATGATGAGTGATATAAACGATTGGAAACAAAATCTAAACGAAACAGAAAAAAATATAATTGGATCAATCCTTAAAGGATTTGCTCAAACAGAAACAGTAGTAAACGACTATTGGACTGGATTGGTAACTAAATGGTTTAGAAAACCAGAAATCATAGCAATGGCGACCACCTTTGGTGCTATGGAAACTATCCACGCCGAAGCATACTCACTATTAAATGAAGAACTTGGACTGGACGACTTCTCAGAGTTTCTTGAAGATGAAACTACGATGGCTAAAATTGAAAACCTTATGTCTGTTAGGGATAGTTTTGGTGATGAAAAAGATTGGCACGAAATTGCTAAGAGCTTGGCCATATTCTCGGCCTTTACCGAAGGAGTTAATCTATTTTCAAGTTTCGCTATATTATTATCGTTTAAAATGCGAAACAAACTTAAAGGAGTTGGACAAATTGTTGAATGGTCCATTAGAGATGAATCAATGCACTCCGAAGCAGGATGTTGGTTATTTAGAACCTTAATCGAAGAAAACCCTGAATTAAAAACACCCGAACTTAAGACAGCTATAACTGAGGCTGCTTTACT